TAGTCCATATATGTATACAGATGAACCGTCAAGTGATATTCCGTTAAACGTAGCATTATATATAAGATTCATTTCAGCGTGCACGACATACTTATACTTTATTTCACGATCATTTAATCGATCATCGCTATCGTCAATGCCTCGAGGAAAACCATTGAATCCTTGAGCCAATACTTGACCTTTAGAACCAATAGCAATTGCACCTATCTTCTTTGATGGATCTTTAGACCAAGTTGATACTGCCTTGGCCAATTCCATATAACGCTTATCCCATTTACTTGACAAGATCAAAGTGCCTCTCGTATACATGTAGGTTTTGTACTTGCCAATGTATATTACCGATTGCAAGAGGTGCACGGAACTGATATTCGTTTAGATCTTCACATAGTTGATATAACACATGTTCTTGCCATGCGAAATCATTCTTATAACCAAAGACAACATCATTAGATCTCATTTGAACTACGCAATGTAATTGATCATCACGAATATAATAAGTTACAGCATTAGTACAAATAAAATCATTCTTACCATTATCTTTATATTCAACCCATATTGAAGGACGTTGATATACCATTGATGCACGGCGTGAATCTGGATTATTACGCAGTTCATTTAGTACTTTACTATATTGATTATAGTAAGTAGGACTGTAAATAAGTTTACCATAGTTTGAGTTGATTTCACCATGATCATTGGCTGACATTTTCCAACACATGGGTGGTTCAGCCATATCATATATATTGGTTGATTCGCTATCATACCATTCTAATTCATTATCGATATATTCATCGTTTGGTGTACCAAAGATTGCACGTTCATCTGCAACAAATGATGCACCAATTAATTCAATAGTTTTAGCACCTGTACGATCAGTCGCAAAGTTTTCTTCAACTAGTGCATTAATAAAATGATTACGAATATCTTGAACTGTTTGCATTATTTAATACCTTTAGGTTTAGGTCGTTTACTTTCGAATGTTGTACCATCACTACGTAGCCAATGATTATCACCAATATAAGTTGGTTCAGTGTTTAGTTTTTGATATGGTGTATTAATAGAATTAGATAGAACTGATCGATCAACTTTATATGGAACACCACTTACACTTACTTCAGTTTCCTGTGGATCCCACATATTCACTTCAGTCTTTTTACGATTTAAGAAATCACGATCAGCTGATTGTCCATCAATACCACCACGAATATAAGCAGCAATGAATGAACTATAGTTGATTAGATCTTTTGCCGAATCTTCAAGTGATTCAAAGTTAGGATTATAATCTTTGTCGTGTTCCATTGCTTCAACTACCGACATCATACGCAATGTTTTAGCATGAACAATATCAAGTAATGATGATACACCACGTGGATAGTAATCAGCTTGACGTATATTTGAGTTAGGGTTTTGATAGTCATTAGATTTCTTGAGCTGAAGATTAGCACATTCTTCTAAGACTTTAATTGATTCTTTTGTTGACATTAAGCATTCCTCGTAATAATACATATATTATAACACATTTTAACGTAAATGTAAACGTTTATTTTGTTAAATTTTACCATTGATGAATAACACCACTTATAATAAAGAAACACGTGACGAATGCAATTAGCTTTTCAGCGAGCTTAATATACAATCCAATCTTTGCATGTTTCTGTTTTAATATAGCCGGTTTTGGTAAATCAAAGTCATCTTCACCAATATCATAATCGATTGCTCGAGCTAACATCTTTTCATACTCACGGTATGTTTCTTTCTTTTTACTAAACACTATGCCTCCTTATCATGATCCCATACACACCTATTTAAGACTTTACGATTTTTCTTTATTTTTGCTTTCAGTTGATCTACTCGTAAAGCAAGTAACCAGCTGTCACCACGTCTTTCAGCATCATAGAATACAGATGCAGTAAACATAATCATAAAGATAATGCTAAAGTGAGCAACAAGACTTATACCCATATAGATTACACTGCCAAGATATAAACCAAATGCAATGCACCACATCCAAGCAAGTACAGTCATAATCCACATTCTTGATACAGGATCTGGAATGTGCCGTAGTGGATTCTTGTTGTGGTCCATTACTGAGTTATAAAGATCATAAAGCCATAAAAAATAAAGTTTCATATTTTACTCCATTGTGTTAAGGGTGGTAATGCATATTCGGTATTGTTGCTTTCTTTTAAAGTTGCAACTATATCTATAGCAATCGAATATCTTGGTTTTGAACTTGTCTGATTCTGTGTACGATGAGAAACCTTTGCTGGAAATATTATAAACATATCACTACTTGGTTTAATACTTATTTGCTTAGAACAATTATAATTATAAGGATCTAATATATCTTTATCGCGAACATTAAATAAGTTAGAGATAAACTCATTAGGGTGCTGATACGGTGCAGGCGGTTGCATAAATAACAATCCTGCATCTTCTGAAACTTTAGGATAATAAATTATTGAAAGATTACAATAACTATGATCATGCCCTTCAATTGACTGATTCTCTTTAGTTATTGTTCCCCACGATCTAGCTGTATAAAAATCAAATTTATCATAGTTTACACCTATTTTGTTACAATAACTTTTAATAATATCTTTAACACTTAAAAACAATTCAGAGAATATTGGGTTATTATGAATTGCATAATTATTCATAACATCACCAGTCCAACTAGAATATTTAGACCAAGTTTCATCATGTGGATCTTCGGATTGTTGTCTATCTATTTCAGCCACATAAGATTCTCTAGTTTTATCAGATAATTCTAAGATACCAGAAACTAAACTTAAAGAAAAAAATTGTCCGACCTCTCCTACTTTCATTATATATTACTCTTAAAGATATATTCAATTGCACGATCTGCTTCTTTTGTTAGATCACGCTTACCATACCACCCACCCGTATCATTATCAAGATCACGACATATATATGCAATCTCTTGAGCTGTGATTGGGTAACCACGTTTTGTTGCGTTACTCGCAACAGTTACCATAATCTGATACATTTTATAATACCAACCAGTATCAGTTATTTTTTTATATTCCTCAACTTGTCTTTGATTTACAAATGGGCAATCACGATAACCAGACCAAGTAAAGTCTTTGTTATTTAATTGTTGCTTACGATGTTCAATTAAACCATTACGAATTGCTTCAGGTAATCTGTCAAAGAATGAATCACTTGTAGATATATATCGATGCTTTTCCATCAACTCATCTGGATTCATAACCTTACCACCATGAGAAAAGATAAAATTATATGCACCTTCATATGTTGCTGGTATATAGTACATACGAGATAAGTCTTTTGTTTGGGCATCAGCAATATCACCGATCTCTTTATTCAATGCATACCAAAAATGTTTGATCTGTTCACTATCAACCCACTTAGTCAAAGGGAATACCAATCGAAACTTTGGATTCTCTTTGGTAGAGCTTGCTGTTGAATAACAAACGTATCGATACTCTTCATACTGCTTATGAATATCTTCAATATTACCAACGTAATCATCGACATCGACAATACCAAAACCTCCCCATGCGACTACGTTGGCATTTGCTCTTTTGGAGTTTTCTACGTAAGTCGCCGGAGAGATGAGGGGTGCGTCTTTCTTTTGTTTAAACTTTTTGCTTTCTGCTAGTTTATATAATACTTGTTCAAACTCATCAAATGATTTGTAGTCCATTCTTTTTGAAGTTGTATTATCATATATGCTATCAAATATTGTCAGTGCTATTGTCATCAAATAATTCTAACTGTTTATCTACTGTTAAAGGAAAATAACCGTGATTACCTTTATGGCTTGGAGCAATCCATCCTTCTGGTTTGATTAAATCTGGTACACCAAGTGGATTAGGGCGTGATGGTTTAACGCCTACTTCTTTATCCATATTTGCTTTATATACTTCGTCCCATGCTTTATAAGGATCAACACCAAATGCGTCAAGAGTGCCAATTGCTACAACACACATATCAATTAGACCATCAACGATTTCTTCAGGATCTTTATCAACATGAACTGCTTTAAGTGTTTCTTCAAACTCTTCTTCGATAAAATCTAAGCGAAAGTCAAGAAACCTTTTAAGTTTATCTTTATTTTCAATATTATCTTTTACCCATTCACGAGTACCATATTTTGATTGCATTGTTTGAATATCTAAAACCCAGTTCTTACTCATTATACAATGATCTCCGATTGTGTTGATGTATCAATAGGTGAAGTTGATTTTAGGTAATGATCCTTTAATGCTGCAGTTGCATCACATGCGATTAACACGTTTTCTTTACGAATATCAAATGTATCGGATCCTGCATAAGGTAAAAATGGTTCAAAACCAAGGTTATTTTCATCCTGAACAATAGTGACGGGCATTGTAATAGTATATACTCCAGACTTTACTTGAGTCCGAGCCATTATTTCATCGCCTGATGTAAGTTTAAGTATTTGTACGTTTTTCATAGTATCTCCATAATTGAGTATATATTATATCATAGTTTAAAGTAAATGTAAACCCTTATCCAAAGAAATCTTCAAGAGAAGCTGTTTGTTCTGGAGACCAGCCAATAGCATCTAAGATTGGTTCAATTGGATCAAGGAATGTTTTTTGAAACTGTAAGTCATAGTCAATATATTTATCGATTACAAATTCAGAAGGTAAATAATCAGGAAATGCAATCACGTTTTCTTTGATCACATTTGGCTTACGTAAGTAAACAAACTTGACCTTATCACCATTCTTGATTGGCGAATACTTCTTGGTAAGAGCTAAATCCTGCACACGTTTATTATATAACAGGCTACCTCGAACATGAATAGGAGTACCTTTCTTGTAGATCAATTCATTATCTTTATACTCTTTGACTTTTGATACCCCACGTGGGAAGGCAATCTCATGAGCAGGCAATGTAGTAAAGTAATCTTTAAACTCTTTGATTGCAGCTTGTGTCTTTAACTCATCACCATCAATGATTACCTTAAAGATATCTTTGAGTGCGTCACGGCAAGGCATAGGAGTAGAAGATTTAATTGCTTCAATACCCATGATCTTGAGCTTAGGTTCAGCATAACGTACACCTTCATTGTCATGTACATTAAGAATATAACGTTTCTTTGCAGTCCAGATACCAGTATCAGCAATAACTTCTCTACCCATAACCATCTTGTTTTCAATACCACCCATCATATTAAACAACTTATCATATGCTTTGGCAAGTGCAGGTTCGAGCTTTTCAACTGCAACTGTATTTAAAAAATCAACAGGATTAGGTGGATTAACGGCTTCTACCAATGGGTCAAGGTTTACATAAAGCGAATCAGTATCGATTGCAATCACATAATCTTTATCTGTTTTGAGTATTTTGTTAAGGTAATCATTGATAGCAACTTCAGCCCATTTGATTGATAGCTGACCTGATAGTGTAATAGCTTCAGCAATACGCTGATCAAAGTATCTGAAGTACTTATTACCAAGTGCACCATAAAGAGAGTTTAGAAGAATCTTGATAGCCATTTGTCTGTTTTCAGCAATAGCAATGTCACGTTCAATACCATATATCGTTTGCTTGTCAGCCTTGTCAGCATTCTGTAATGCCTGTTGAGCATCAAGCATTTGACGTTTGATACCAACACGTTCAGTATACATACCATCAATAATATCTGGTAGAATACCTTTCTTATCGGTTCGAAAGACTTGACCATTACCACCAATTGATTTACCAGTACCTTCGAAGGTAGTCTTTTTATCAAGTAATGATTGAATATCAACGTTACACCTATCACCTTCAATGATTGTCTCAGGCGACATATTGTATTGCATAATAAGAGAAGGATATAGTGAGTTTAGATCGAAACTAACAACCCATTTGTGAAGACCTACCTGTGGATCTTTAACATAACCACCTGGGTATGGTGATTTGAATTTAACTTCGCTGAATGGTACAGCAATATTTTTACTATATAGCTCACGATAAATGATTGAATCCCATATAGC